ATCTCATTAAACTGGTCGCCTGTTGCACCACCAAGTGCTTCAGCGTCTCCAGTTTGCATACCTTGACCAACTGCATAGTCTTTCTGGTCGCCACCTGATGCATTAAGTGCTCCAGGATTATTACCGTGCTTTGCACCTGGTGAAGTAGTACCGAAACCAACGTTAGATCCTGTGTCAGCACCTTCGTTGTCTGTATAAGCACCCTGTGAAAGATCGTTACCATCATTCTGTGCAGAGAATGCTGTATCTACTTCATCGAAGAATGTCTCGTCTCCAGACTGACTATCCTTACGTGATCTCATTGCAAAGATAAGTCCTGTTGGGCCGTTCATTGGTTGTACACCAGCTAGGTCATATGCAACCAAGTTTGGCATTGAACGTCTAATAAGACTTATTAATACTGGATCGAAACCAGCTGTTGGGCCTGCTGCTGTTGAATCAGCACCAAATGCACCTGAAGCACCAGCCGCATTACCTGCGTTAGTTGGGCCTGCTTCGTATAGGAAGTTATTTTGCTCCCTTAAAAACTTTTCTTGATTCTCCAAAAGAACCGCAGTAACCATCTTACGATGTGCATCTTCTATTTTAGGTGCACCATCATAACTAAGAATTGGATCCCACTTCTCTTGAAGATGTTCAGCATTGAACATTTCCTAGCAACTTGTCTTGTTGGGAAATAAGAATTTCTCAATGTAACTAGTTTCTCACGGTAATCGGATTCACTTTCGAACTCAACACTTTCAGCAAGAGATGCGAGTTTATCTTTCTGAGTAACTGCTAGTCCTTCAGAAACGTCACTTAAAATTCCATCTGATTTTGACTCTGATAATCTCTTGGTCAAATTGACATTCTTATCAATTTGTTCATTGAGTTTTTCTTCCATATCATCTAATTTATTTACCATGCTCTCAAGTACATCATATTTATCTTCAGGGATTGATACATAATGTTCTTCAAATAGACTCTTCATTCCAGTTAGGAATGACTCAGACATCTCTGCCTTGAGCCCTTGCTCCACAGCAAGAGAGTTTTCCTCTAACCATTCACCAGCTACATACTCAAGATAAGAGTCAACTCTTTCTGTGAGCTGAATCTTGGTAGAGTCAATTTCTTCCTGTAGTACTTTTGCGTACTCTGCCTCTAAATCTTCCTTAATAATGGAAACTTTAGAGTTAATTGCTGCTTCAAAAATTGTCCTTGCTTTCTCTTGGAAATCTTCCGACAATTGCTCACCAGCAATTAATGCGTTAATATCATCTTCGATATTAACCTCTATTACTTCTTCCTGCTCTGCAACTACTTCTTCTTCCTCTGTTGTTTCTTCTGATTCTTTAATTGCATCTGCCATCTTCTTACGGAGAATTGATGGTTCTTCTGCAACAACTTCTTCCTCTTGTGCAGGTTCTTCAGCAACAACTTCTTGCCCTTCTTCAACTTCATCAGAAACTGCTTCAGCAGCTGCTGCACCTTTATTAACTACATCTTTAACTTGCTTAAGTGTTGCACTAGGTGTTTTTAACTTATTTGAATCATCATCTGGTTTGGAATTTTCAGGTGTAGGCCCTCCAAGATCTTCCACATTTCCTAACTGTGTACCAGGATCTGCCATAGTTGGCATTGGATCTGCAGGTTTTGCATTAGCATTAACAACAGTCTTGGATTGCTGTGTCTTTACTTCCATTTCTTGTAATTTAGTACCACGAGACATTTGTAACTCTCCGTTTTAACCTTTGTTTAAAATTTTACTATAGTTATTTATAAATTAAAGATTTGACAAGAAATCGCCAAATAGTTCAAGTTTCTTTTCCTCAAGACGTTTTTCGTCAACGAGGGTGTTTATTCTCTTCTGAGTTTGTGCTGCTTGCTGTTCACGAAGAATTCCACCTTCCCAAATCCACTCTTTTCCTTCCATGATTCCAGATACAAAAGCATCAGGTGCAGATGGGTCAGCAACGATATCTGCAGCAGTTGCTAACATGAAATCTTCACCTACAACTTTACATCCATTACGATCTTCTCTTAATGATCCAACACCACGAGAAGAGACTCCCAACATCACACCTTCATCTAAAAGTGAAGATGCAATTTTACCCATCGGTGTATTCAGTAGTTGTGCTTTACCTTTAAAATTATCTCCCTCTTGAACAAGTGATGTAATTTTATGAGAAACACGATCAAGGTTTACTGTTGGGCCATCTGGATGTCCAAGTTCACCAAGTGCTCTACCTTTTCCAACAAATGCCTCATTGTATCTGTTAACTTCTCTTGCAAGAGTTTCAACAGGATACATTCTACCATTTCTGTTTTTGATATTACCTTGTAAGAATACACCTTCGATATAAAGTTTCTTACTAGATCCTTTACCTTCGGTAATTATTTTTACGTTTGAGACTTCTTCTGTGATTAATTTCATTGTTCTTAATTGGTGTAACCTACTTTTGATCCTTTAACTGCAGCATTCGCAGCAAATACAAAATGACCAGATTGTTTTTCAAGTAATACACTTTCTGATCTCATTAGAGTAAAAGATCCAACAACTGTTCCACCTTGAGTTTCTACAACAGTTACTAAGTGATCAGCATTTGTCACAGTGTTTACTAAACGTACTACAGTAGCATTATCAAAATTTGATGCACTACCTGACCCAGTTGGTAAAGCAGCTTCGGCACCTTTAATTAACAGTTTCATCGGGTTCTTCTTCCTCTTGTGGTTCTACTTCAGTTTCTAACTCATTTGTCACTTCAGTTTCATCTTGAATTTCTGGAACTTCGTCGCCAAAAAGTTCTGCACCTACAAATGGTCTTGCAGCATCTATCTTTTCTGCACTCTTTGTGTATAAAATTTCTTTAATTTTATCGCTGATTGCAGATGAAGATGCATCATCAACCATCATATCCATTAAATCATCCATGTTAAGAAAGTATAATATTGTCTAATATTTATTTATATCTCTCCACCTTCAGGTGCTTCCGTTGCAGAACCTTGACTTTCAAGGTCTGGTTCTGTAATTGGTTGCCCTAAGTCCATATTAGGATCCATTGGAGCACCTGTATTTGGGTCAACCATTGCATTTGGATCCATTAATGAACCGTCTTTAATTTCTTTTTTAATCTCTTTATCAATCTCTTTAATATCATCTTCAGTTTGCTTAAGAACTTTAGTACGAACGTAATGATTAGAAAAATACTTACCCATATATGGTTCCATTGATGCGACTACGCCAAGTTGCTCATTTAGTAATTCATTTTTCTTAAGATCAGAGAAGTGATTATCATACAAGAAATCATATTGAATATGATCTTCTAATTCACTCCAATCCTCTGGTGTGATAATATTTTTAAGAATTAGTTGAGTCTTCAGCATATCATTGAAAACTTGAGAGAATCTTTTTCTTAATCTTCCTACAAATTTAGTGAACTTAAGTTCATCTCTTAATATCTCAGATGAACGACCTAAGTTAAATCCACCTTGACTATCTAATCGACTTGATGGAACATTTAATGCTTTGTATAATTTTGCTTGGAAGTATTCTATATCAGTTAATTCACCAAGATTTTGTCCACCAGGTAAAGTTGTGATTTCGGTTCCCCGACCACCTTCTCTTCTTGGCAACCAGAAATCTTCAAGCATTGCCATATATTTACGGTCATCACGAATCTCTCCAGTGTCAGCATTATAAACTAACTTGTTACGATAACGATTCATAACATCACGAAGATATTGCTCAGCCTTAATCTTTGGAAGATTACCTACATCAATATAAAATATTCTTCTTTCTGGAGCACGAGATAATCTATAAATTACAAGACTATCCTCAACCATTCTTAACTGGTTAAGTGCTTTGATTGCTTTATGTAAGTATGATAATACTGTTTGCTTATTACGATCTACAAGTCCTGATGTGCAATATGTAATTGCATCTTTTGCAATTTTAACTGCACCTTTTGCACTTTTGCTTGGATAAATTCCACTACCTTTTGATCCACCGTCTGGATTATAAACATAATATTCGTTTATTTTTGGAGCACCTGCGTTCTTTGGATCATTTCCATTTTTTGAAACATCAAATGGGGATAACCTATTTGATCCTGTTTTGTCTGTTTCACGAACTAATTTTATTTTAAGTGGATCAATATAACGAATATCTTTAATACCATCTGATGGGTTATCTAAATCAATAACTTTATGATAAAAAACTCGACCATCAATATACCAAGTACGAAAAATCTCATGACACTTCTTATCAAAGTTCATGAGAGATTTGATATATTTGAATTCTTCTCGAATAGACTCTTTTAATCTATCCGATGCATTTAGGTTTGATAATTCAATTTCAACTGGTGAATCATCTAAGTCAGAAACGATTGCTTCGTTTACAACATCTTCAATCGCACTATCACATTCTGGGTGCAAGCACATTTCACGGTATCTACGAACTAAATCTTGTTCACTCTTATAAACACCCTCAATGTCAACATATTGGCCATAAAATCCACTAGAGACATAAAAGTCTGATTTGTCTTCATCGCTTGGAGGGACGGGAGAAACTACCCCCTTTGATTGCTTATCCTCACCATCGGGGATTTTAAATCCAAAAAGTTTTGCCATTGTATAAACGTTTTGCTACTATTATAGCACTATTTATGATCCTGTGCCAATTTGTGTTCTGGATTCTGAATCTTGAACATCAACCCATTGTACTTGTAGTTCTACAGTAAATTCTTCAATTGTGTCAGAACTATCATAAGATAGAGGAATATCTGAAATATTTGTTGGGAAAGTTCCGTGAAACTTGTACATTTTGAGAACAGGTAATTGTGCTTGACTATCAGGAGTGGGCCCACTTACGTTTGATCTACCTAACTGTCTTACAAATAAATCTTTTTGATACGCTGTTGGATCAACAAGACCTGAATTGTCTTCATGTTTGTTAATTAAATTCATCCATCTCTCAAATGCTGTTCTAATTTTAAAATCAACATCATTGATAATAGTAATTGTCCAAGGATCGAATTTACGATCTCCTGCAATTTTTAAATTTCTTCCTCTGAAAGGAACGAGTATTGGTGCAATATTTGAAGCAGGTAACTGTGCTGCTTTGACTAGAAATCTACTTTTATCTGCGATCTCATCTTTTGATGAGTCGATAGGAATTGCATCATCAGGGAAGAACAATTCACATTCAAATAAATTAGGACGAGCACCACCCCCGACCATCT